CCCCGCCGATATTGACGGCCGGCACACGGTCTTTCTTCACCTTGACCGATTCGGCGATTCTTTCGCCCCACGGCCCGGCATAGTTAATCGCGGCCTGACGCCACGCTGGAGCCATGTGCTTATCGGCTACGGCCTGCGAGGCCTGCCTGAGTTCGGCGGAGGCCTCTTTGGGCAGTTTTCGGAAGGCTCGGAGAATGTCGTTTAGGCCGTCGACGTAGGTGTCAAACACTTTGGCTGGAGCCATTGCCTAACACCTCCACGATCGTAGCTAGTTGCCGGGGATCGTAGGCCGCTACTTCCTCGAGGGGCCTTCCGATTCTTACGGCGACTTGGGTTATGAATCTCCGGACTGATCCGGCTGGGTAGGGTCCGGCGTCTCGGCGTCCTCTGCCCAAACTTCCTTTTCCTTCGCCCAGGCCTTGACCTGTGCCAGATTTGCAGGTGATTCCCCGGTCACGTGGATGTAGGCGCAGATCAAGCGGATTCCCATGGTGCCCGGCTTGCGCTTTGCCTTGTCGTACAGTTCCTCGGCCTCCATAAGATCGGCTGAACAGATCTGGTAGGTGACGGCCTCGGGACTGTCTGACGTTGTTACGGTGATGCTTGGATACATGGCGTTTCCCCGTTCTCTAGTTGGTTATGCGAAGGTTACCGTGCCCTGCATGGAAACGGTGCAGGTTGCGATTCCGGCGGCGTCGAAGGTGACGTCGCAGGAGTCGATGTACATGGCCGCGCCGGTCCAGACGCCCGTAGCCGACTCGACCGTGACGGCGACAGCTGCGGGGGTTGCGATAGCGACCTGGAGAGCGTCGTAAATGCCGGCGTTCTCGTCGTAGAGGAAATCGAGCGAGATCGTCGAGTTCAGGTCGGTCTGGTTGAATGCGACATCCGAGAGGGTCTTGGTACGGATAATCGTGGGCGTGGTGGTGATGGTGCCGGTCGTGATCTGTTCTTCGTACTGAGTGGCGCCTACCTCGACGGTGAACGCGGCACCAGCAACACTGACAACGGACATCTTTTTACTCCTTCATAGAAACGGAGACGTTTATCTCCGTGGTGTAGACGGTGCCTTGCGCTCCCACATCATTTAGTTGCGGGGGGTTTACGACATCCCACGAGAATCCTGCGGGGATGAGCGGTAGGAGGAGGTCGATTGCGTTCTCGACGTCCAGGGTTGCGGCCTCATTGTTGCGAGGGCTGATAACGATTAAGACACGCCAGCGCACACGGTAGCCGAGCGCTGTGCCTCGCTCATGCGTGATCCAGGGGGAATCCGGCACGATCACGACGGCCGGCGGCCGAGGGACGGCCGGAACTGTCGTATAGACCTGGAGGCCCTGCCCGGTAAATGCCGCGACAAGGGCCTCTCTGGCTTCGGTGACTAGGGCTGTCATCCGATCATGCCTTTAACGTCCATGTAGGGCCCGAGTAGAGCCATGACGCGCCGAGTCATCCAGACCGATAGGCGGTAAGGCCCAGGGCTGAAGTCTGTGGCGACGGCCTGCCCGCCTGCGGCGGTGCGTGCCTGGTAGATCTCGACTGCTACCGAGAGGGCGGCTTCCTTGCAGGCTGGGGGCTCGAGTTCGTAGGCCCCGTCCGTGAGTAGGGACGCGACGATATCGTCGGCGGCTGCGGCCACCTGATCGTAGGGCTCCTCGGGCGGGTCATAGTCGAGGTCCAGCGCTGCCGCTAGTTCCTCACCCGTTACGAGTGCCATATCGTCGCGTCCCTTATCTCAGCGGTTTTTAGAAATCTTCGAGGCTGATGATGCCAGCGCCGGAGATGATCTGCGATGCGCCGTAGCCGTAGACCGCGACATCGCGGCCGAGCTGTGCGACGTTCTCGACAGATGCGAGACGGGGGCCGTCCTCGATCCACTTGGCCGACTCACGGTTCGACACGATGATGAGGTTGTTGCCCAGGTTACGGTCGAGGATGACCGGGAGGCCCGAGACGCTGACGCCGAGGGTGTTGGCGGAAGCGACGCCCGACACGTTGTAGGTGCCGTAGTTGCTCGGGAAGAAGGTCGACCAGCCGCCGATCTTCTTAAAGACTGCCGGCGAGACCAGGACGAATTCGGCCTGCATTCCCGTGGCGGTCTGGCAGTTGACGGACGCCTCGAACACGGCGGCGCGGAAGTCCGAGCCGTCGGTGTCTGCTGCGAAGTCGTATGCGAGCGGGGTGCGTGCTGCGTACAGGGCGCTCACGAATGCGATATCGGTGACCTGAACGTAGGAGTTCAGCATGATACGCGTGTGAGCGTCGACGTAGGACGGGGTCGAGCGCTGGAGCAGCTGGTAGGAGATGTCCGAGCCTGCTGCGTAGGTCTTCAGCGTTGCGGTGCCCTTGAGGAGGCTGATCTGGACGGAGTTAACTTCGTCCTTCTCATCGACCTGCTCCTCGACGATCTGGGTGAGGTTCGGGGAACCTGCCCAGTAAGGCCAGTTAAAGGTCGTGCCAGTGGTGCCGGCCGACTCGACGCCGAAAGCGGTGATGGCCGGGCGGCCGAGGTCGAAGATGCCTCGGACGATGGTGGACCAGTTCGGGGGCAGGACGCCGGGGTTATCGTCGGTGACCTGATCGAACAGGGCGCGGGCCTCGATCTCGCCGTTCAGCACTGCGAGACGGTAATCGCCGAAGCTGCGGAACTGTGCGAGTTCGTGAACTGCGGGGGCTGCGGTGTAGCTGCGGGCCTCGAGGTCGCTGAGGCGCTCGGCCTGCTTGGCGAGTGCCTCGCGTGCCTGGATGTCTGCGGATTCCGCCGGGGCGGTCTCCACCTCGACGGTTTCGACTGACATGCTTTCTCCTTCTCGGATTGCGCTTACGCCGGCCGTGGGATACGCCGGCATATGGGTGATTGACGTCTCCATGAGGGAGGCCGCCATGTGCTGGACTGCGGTCTTAGCCCGATTCCAGACAGATTTGGTCGGCATAAAGCCGACGGACAGGCCCTTGGCGGAGCCGGTACGGATGAGGGTTGCGGCGTCGCGGCCCTGGACCGTGTTTGCGATATTAAAGTCGATGTATAGGCCGTCCGGCTTATTCTCGGCTGCGGTGATGACGCCGATGGGCTCGCCGTGACGGTAGGCGATGGGCTTGCCGATTACGGATTCGGGCTGGAAAGCGTTAGGGGCGAATGACTCGCGCACATTGCCGATGTTCGTTTCGACGCCATAGGGGACGGCGCGGCCGTAGCCTTGGCCGGCGATGTCGGGATTTGAGTCATCCTCGCGCATCTCGACGATAAAGTCGGAGGAGAATTCTGTCGTCTGCATTATGGCCTCAGCTCGGGGTCGGATTCCATTAGGTCGGGCAGGTCGAGGAGTTCGCGGGCTTCGTCGATCGAGATGACATCGAGGGGGCGCAGGGTCGAGATCAGCGTGGCGATTTCTGCCGGGTTTCCGCGCAGGAATACCGACGTGTCGAATTCGACGGCGTGGCCTCGAGGCGTGACGTCATTCATCGAGAGGCGCTGCGAGATCTGAAGCATTACTGGGGTGAGGCTGAGATCGAGCAGCTGACGGTAAAGGTCGGTGCGGTTCGAGTAGGTGAGGCTCGAGCCGGATTGCGTGGCGTTGACCCATGCTGCGTCGAGGTTAGCCTGCCGGGCGATGCTGAGGGCTGAGGCATCTCGAGCGGCTGTCAGCTGCATATCGTTGGGGCTGAAGCCGCCGATAGTTTCGGTCGAGATTGTGGAGTTCAGGTACGCGGTGGAGCGGTTTGTGCGGGCGGTTTCCCAAGCATCGAGCAGATCGTCGACAACCGAGCCGGGGAGATCCGCGCCTGAATTCTTGAGGATGACGTTAGGAACTGGGTATTCGGCATAGCGGAGAGCTGCGGCCTCGAGAGCTGCCGCCGTGTTGCAGGCTGAGGCCATGGTGGTGAGCCAGCCGCCGGCAGGGTCGCCGTCGAAGCGAATTACGTCACGCGGAGGGACTGCAAAGCCATTCCAGTAAACGGTTCCGAATGCGGGAATCGGATCCATGACCGCTTCCGTCGTCGGGTCCGGACTGAATGAGATCTGGGTATACGGCATCCACACGATTTCAGTTGGGTAGCCGTCCCATGCTCGGTTTTCGACTTTCCAGTAGGCGAAACCGTAAAGCAGGAGATCCTGCACGGTGCGACCCATGAGCGACGAATAGGTGGTCTGCATACTGGGCTGCACAAGCAGGCCTCGAGCGACTACCTGATCTCGGCCAACGTATTCCTTGAGCGGAAAGGCTGAGATCGTGTTCGTAAAGGTCTTGAGGCACTTAACGAATGCCGGCACCTGGAGCGCTACGCCAAGGTCGACGCCATAGCTGGAGGAGCGCTGGATCTGAACTAGCAGCTGCGCGGATGCGTCGCGGATGTACGGGACCGGCTCGGAAACCGCCTGCGCTGCCGCTGACTGAATCTGTGCCTGGTCCCGTACAACCTTGAGTGAACGGGGAAACGCCACGGGTGTAATTCTGGTGCCATATCACACGGCGGTCAAGTAACAAAGCATATCTGTGCTTTATGCGCGTCGGCGTGTATGAATCCGTGCCATCGGTCGCGGCGTCTTGCTCGCCTGATAGGCCGCGAACATCACGGCCCTAGCTGCGTAGACGCCTCCGTGACCCATGCGGGCTGACATCACCCAGCCGCCTTGACGCTTTGAGATATTCGACTGGGTGAAATGCTCGAGCAAGGTTTCTGAGTCTTCGTGAATAATTGCCCGGCGGTCGAATAGGTCGAGGAGGTTTTGGGTCGCGGCTGCGGCCTCCCTCTGCCCGACTAGTTCGTCGAAACGTTCCTGGAGCCTGTCCACATAGCCGGGAGTTACCTGTATAAAGAGACTGGGGTGATCCTTGCGGATTTCCCCTAGACGTGCGTCGACATCCTTGATCGTTCGGTGAGTGGTCGCTCGGACAACGATCCGGCCGTCCTCGAGTGGGGCCGCGATTGCTACGGCGTGACCCATGCCATCAAAGTCAGACTCAACGGCGACCGACCAGATGCCCTCGGCCGGCAGGCCTTCGTCGGAGAGGGTTTCTTTCCACCATGAATCTTTAAGCCAGTGGTTAGCTCGAGGCACCCACAGGTTCAGGTATTCCCGGAGCCAGGACGATTGCTCGATGTTTTCCCACTGGCCGCGCAGGAAAGCCTCGCGCTTATCGTTCCACTCGGGGCTCGCGTACTTCCATGTCTCGGGATCGTCGGGGTCGGCGGTTGGCGGTGCTGACCATTCGAGCAGCAAGATATTGCCCGGGTCTTCCGCGCCTAGGTGGTCGATTGCTCGCTGCCGATACGAGGTCATTAGTTCGCTCGAGGAGTCACCAGCTGTAGACACGAGGAAGGCCTGCGGGTTGAGGCGCTCGGCCATGGTCGGCGCGATTGCTCCCATGAATACCTGACTAGGGATGCTCCAGGCCTCATCGAGGAAAGCCATGTTAATCGAGAACCCGACGCCGGCGGAATCGTTAGCCGCGTGGATTAGCCAGCGGTCGCCTGACGGTAACTCGATACCGGCCCGCTCATTTCCCCAGCGTGCCGCTTGCTTGCCGTACTTTTCCACGGCCCAGATTCCAGCCGGACGCATAACCTCCATGGCGGTCGAACGCTTATTGGCCACATGCAGGATCGTCTGAGGCTCGCCGAACAATTCCGCGTGGTGTAGCCGCCACATGCAGATCGCCCGGGATAGCACAGACTTCCCGGACTGCCTTGCCACAGTGAGCACGACCGTCGGCCAACATAATTCCCCAGTTTCGGGGTAATACTCGAGCGCCCGGTCAAGCGCGTAAGCCTGCCAGCCGCGCAGCTGCAATCCATACACCGTCGAAAGCCAAACTCGAGCCGCGGGACCATGAGATTCCACAGTGCTCCGTTGCGGGCCTGTCTCCAATCGTGGAAGGACGAAACCTTCAGGATGTATCCGAGCCTTGTCGGTCACGCTTTGGCCTCTCCTGGAGCGTTCTGGGACCTCTGGGGGATAATTGAGA